TTTCTTGCACCTTCTAATAGTGAACGACCATATGGTAGGAAGTTTGTATCTGCCATAAGTCTAAAGTGAGCCATTTCATAAAACTCAAAGTACTCAGCATTTTTATTTACAGTAGCACCATGAGCTGCACCCATAGAACCTAACTTAAATCTTACTTCATATGGGTTTTCAGGATTGAACCCTTCTTCACGTTCAACTTCATATGCCGACATTGGTGAAGCGTTTACAATACCAACACCCTCTTCAATATCAAGGTGTAAATAGTAATCACCATATTTGTTCATACCTCTAATCCATGACCAAAGGTTAAACTCAATATTTAATACATCGTAAAATAAGTTGTTTAATATTTTTTTAATGTTCTCATCATTTGATTTAATACGGATTACATCACCCATATCATTTTTTAGAGTACATTCATCCGAATAGATGTCTAACACAGATGCGATGATTGAATCTTTATCCATCGCTTCATAGTCTGTATATAATTCTAATTTATTTGAATGGTAGTTAAATTGATTGTTATACGTTTCCCAATGTCTTCGTGTGGTATGTAATCTACCGAATCTATCGTAATACGATGAACCTCTAAGGTTACCAGACGACTGTAGCCTCTGAGTATCGATAGTTTGGGTTCTACCCTTACCGATTCTACGAACTACAACTTGAGTGTTAAATAGTTTCTTTAACCTACCAAATAATGATTTATCTGCCATAATATCGTTTTCTAATTATTTTATATACGTCTACAATGTATAAATATACAAAAAAAATAGTTTATATCCAAATTTATAGTAACCAAGTTAAATCTTGGTCATTACCTCTCGGGTCTTTATGCTTCCATGGGTCTGTCCCAAGGTTTCTATTAGTATATGCTCCCGGTGAGTTTTTTCTCATATGAGTCAAGGTAGTTCTTGTTAAATCCATACCTTGTTGTCTTAATTTCAATGCAGTATCTCTTACCCATAGACCTGTTGAAAATGAAATTACTAAATCATCATTGTAACCTCGTTGAGCTTCTGCTCTACTACCATTCCATATAAAAACAAAAAGCTCATCTATTAAACGTTTAGAACGTACAACAGGTGTTCTTTCTCTCATATAAGTATCTAATTTAGATATAACCAATGGTCGTGTTCTACTTGTCATTGAGAAACCAGGAACCATATCATCTTTACGTTTTAAGTCAAATCCTTTTCGTAAATGAATATCCTCATCAATATACCCCAACTCTCTATATGAATAATATAGGTTTTGATAATTTCGGTCTATAACTTCTTGAATTACTGCCCATCCAATATTTGCGTTTTCAATCACAAGTAATGCGTTGTTCCAATCAGTTGCAACTGAAGTTAGAAATGCGCCATATTGTTTTGTTTCTATTTTACCTTTGTACTCAGCAACTTGCTCTACTGTTTCTACATCAAATACATGAAATGCTGAATAGTCAGATGAGTCTCCTCTAGCAACATCGGCAACTACTACATAATCTTTAGAGTAGTTAGGATAGTCCCATAACCAATAATTACCATCAAACCCTCGTTTTTCAATTGGGTCTTTAACGTGGGTTTCTTGATACCATTGTAATGTAGAACCCTCAACAACTGTATAACCCGATGATATGAAATCACAATCACATTCTTGTGCTGCTCCCTTTTCACCAAGTAACTTTGTTTGTTCATCTCGCCATTGTTGATTTCTATCAGGATGTACCGACCAGTGTAATTCTATTGGATTCCATTGTTCACCTGCTTGACCTTGTAACCAAACTTTGTGAAACCAATTACCAACACCATTCGGGGTGGATAGTACGATAGCACCCCCACCCGTAGAAAGTGTGGATTGGGCCGATGTCCATATTTCTTCAACGTTATCAATAAAAGCAGCCTCATCTATAATCAACATAGATAATGCTTCAGAACGACCGGCATCACCTGCAGCAGATGTTGCTTTTATTTGAGAACCATTTTTTAATCGTAGCGATAATTTATTATCCTCTTCCGTTTGTCCTTTTAACCATGATGGTAAATTTTGATGCATGAATCTAACTTTGGTAACTAAGTTTTTAGCTACCTCTTGTTTAGTTGCGATTACTAATACATTCTTGTCTTCATGAAACAACATAAGCCAGAGAGAATATCCGGCTGATAATGTTGATATACCCAGCTGACGTGATTTGAGGATTACGTTAAATCTTTTATCAGATACGGCTGACATTAAGTCTTCTTGAAAGTCGTATAAATTAAAAAGAATTTTACCACGAGATGGGTGCTGTATATAACAATACTTTTTGAAAAAATATACAGGGTCTTTAGCACATTTAACGTACTCTTCTTTTATTATTTCTTTTATAGACTTAGCCATAATTTACTTTTTACCGAATTGGATTCGCCAATAGACTCTACCTATAACGATTGGTTCTAAATTCTGATTTACACCAAGACCAACTCCATATACATTATCTTTTTTAGATTTGTAAAGTAAGTCTCCAGATAAAAAGTTTATTTGAGATTTGTTTCCGCCTATACTAACACCACCAAAAAATTTACTTTGATTTAAGTAAATGTCATTAGTGATTGTAGTCGTAGGAATTAGTATTTGACTATCGAATTTTCTACTAAAGATTTTGTTTTGACTAATAGTATCCATAATAACAACATACCCTAAGCTATCTAACTTAAGGGTATCTTGATAAACATACTTATTGTAATAATCTTTTAGTATTGCTAAAGTATCGATTCGTGATTTTAGTACAACAGTATCAGTAATAGTGTTAGTTCGTACTACAGTCTTAATTTTAGGTACAAAAACCTTTTTTTCAACTTCTAAAGTATCGTACCTTACTTCTACTTTGGTAACAACTTTTTCGGTAGTAACTTCATCACCACTACCACAAGTTTTTAATAAGACTAATATTACTAAAACAAGAATTACTAATGTTTGTATATTACCTACAAACTTTTTCATCGTAATTCCTTATTAGCTTTTACCCTTACCTCTACCTGAACCTGAAGTTTTTCTTCCACGTCCTTTTCCAGAACCTGAAGTTTTTCTTCCACGTCCTTTGCCTGAACCTGATGAAGGTTTTCTACCTTTTCTTGGTTTACCTTTTACAGCGTCAACTACGTCATCAACTTGGTTTACTAAATCTTTAGCTTCTTTTTTTACGTCTGCTAATTCTTCTTTTACTCTTTTAGCTCTACGTTTTACTTCTTTAGTTACTTTTTTAACGTCTTCGATTTTGTCTTCAACTACGTCAGCTACTAAATCACCATCTTTATCTGCAATCTTTCCTGATTTGATAAAGTATAAGTATACTCCAGCTAATGCTACTAATACACCTAAAATAATTAAAAATGTGGTCATAATCTACCTTTTTATTGTTTAACTTGTTTTATGTCCCCATGTGGGGAACTATTTAATAAATATGTGAATAAAATTAATTAATCACTTTTAGCCGTTTCTTGTTCATTTGTTTCGGTAACTTCAACGGATTCCTCTTGGTTTTCATTTGGTACTTTTCGTGCATCGTCCATGATTGCTTCTAATATGTCGAATAAAGTATCATCTTCAAAATGTGGTATAATAGCTCCTATCGAACCACTTATAGTTTTTAGTAAAGTTGAATATAATTCATAGTTTTTTTGTTCATATGAATTTCTTGCACCCAATAAAGCAAACATTGTATTATTAACTGTTTCTGTAAACTTATCTATTGGAATATTGTAATCTTGTGGTCTCATACCTGCAGGATGTGCTATCATAGGTACAATTGATTTAGAAGTAAAGTTCTCATTGGTTAGTTCTTCTAAAGTAGTTAAACTAGCCAATAACCATTGTTCTAAAGTTCTTTGTGCAGCATTAGGAGAAATATACATAGCTTCATCTTTAGTTATTGAGACCTTACCTTCTGTATTAGTTACTGCCTCAAAATACCTATCTACATACTTGTGTAAGAAAGTAATATCACCCCACATTACTAATGATGTATTTACTGGCATTGAATTAACAAACCCAGTCAGTTCATCGACTGTCCAAGTAAAATCTTTTGGTGGTTGTATTTTTGTTGGAAATGGATATGTTGTAGGACTTTCTAAATGTAAGAATCCAAGAGAAGCTGCGTCTTGTGGAAATGTATCATGAAATACGAAGTCAACATCAAGTGATATGAATGGTGCGGTTTGATTTTTAAATATCCACATTTTATGACTTGATGGAAACACATTTGTATTTACATTTTTAGGAAATCTTTCCATTGTAGAAACATCAATATGGTCGTATAATCTATCGATTCCATATTTTTTATACTTAGCTAATGTTTCAGCATCAGTATATAACCATAACTTATCAGATTTATTATGGTGTTTCCAACTGAGTACACTTAACGTTTGTGTAAGTAAAGCGAGTTCAGTTAGCTGTGTGTCGTTATTTACGACATGAGTGTGTATAACTTTCATAACTGTATTGTTTGTATATAAATATTAAAAATAATTTAATGAATGTAAATTACCATTTTCTACAAGACCAATATCTTGCCTTGTGTCTTGGGCCTGGATTATCACAATTGTGTCTTGCTCTAAATGCTTTACGTCTAGCAGGGTCATTCTTTTTAATAGACATTGTTTTACCCTTTGCTGAAGAACCACCATGTCCGAAGTTTACCTTTACAACATTTCCTTTTGGATTCTTTACATAAACCTTGAACTTTTTAACATCACCTTGCATTATCTTACCAAGTTTTACATCTCTACCTTGGTACTCAGCTTCTTGTAAAGTTGGGTTAAGTGCGTAAATATCACTATTCTGTTCTTTCATGAAATTGATAAAGTCTTTAGTTTCTTCAAGAGTTTCTACATCATATTCTTCTACTACTGAAAATCCTTCGTAGATAGATTTAAGATACTTTAAAAACTCTTTGTCTTTTTTCATGTCTTTAAAGTCTGGGTCTGAAAATACATTCTTGATAAAATCTCTCGCGTCTTTAGAATCTTGTCTAATTTGGTCGATTACTTTAAACATACCTTCGTTTACTGATTCCATCAATCCGATTGCAGTACTACCAACAACTCGTTCAGCACCATCTGCATATTTGTTGTTTAGAATTGCTATCTTTACCGGCTTGTCAATTATATACATTGGAAGTGGTGATGTACCAAATGAATATTTGATTCCATTCTTTTTTAATTCTTTACCAACATCCATAAATGATTTAGAATTTTTTACCATATCAGCAAGTTTATCTAAAATCACATCATGCTTACCTTCGTTTACTGATTCATTGAATATACTTGTGTTTCGTACATCAACTTTTAACTTTTTTAGTAAAGCGTAAATCTGATGGATTTCACTATCTTTATTATGGTCAGGATGTAATTCAATATCTATTGTGTTTCCATCAAGTGTCGCACCTTTAAATTTTCTGTTTATTTTTTTCAAACCTAAATTTAATGCTGTTAGTACTTTTGGGGATACCGACTCTCTAAAAATGATTTTACCAGTTCTATCTTCTAATGAAATTTTGTAATCACCTTTTGGATATTTCTTTTGTAAAACTTTAATTGCCGCTGGAGCTTCAGCTGGAGTTTTTACATTTACTTGTTTAACTATCTTCATCTTCATATCTCTTACTTGAGATACTACGATTGTCGCAGGATAACTTCCTTTTTTTGCTGCTTTATGAATTTCACCTCTTGAAGCTTCTACCTTCATACCACTAACATTTGATTTTACAATCATACCCTTACCACCATCTTTCTCAACTGATTTTAAGAATTTCTTAGCATCAGCTTCTTTTGCGTATGCAGCCGAAGAAGGTTTTACATTTCTATTAGGTAAGTCTTTTTTAACTTTGTACATTACTACAAATGCTTTAGCTTCATTCATAGGTTCTCCTTTAAATGATTTTGTGTATGGGTTAGATATTACCTGTCCAAGCTCTGGTACGAATCCGTACTTTTCTTCCATAAATGATTTAACATTATGATACTCTTCTTTGATAATACTTTTAAGTTCAGCTCTATTCATGATTAACCCTTAACAAGATTTCCATCCACCACCAGCAGCTTTATATTGTTTAGATGCCCATCCATTAGCGTATGCTGATGGGTATACATCAAACTTCTTTTTAGCTTGTGATTTATAGTAAGACCATTTAGATGGATTGTTTGGACAATTCTTTTCTTCTAACGCTTCTACTTCTTCGCCTAATCTTTTAAGTTCTCTAACTTCTCTAAGGTCATTATATCTTTCAATTAGATTTTCATTTTTTAATGCAGATACTTCTTTTCCTTTTGGGCCGCCAATCCACATTGATATAAAGAATCCAATCGCATCAAGTATATCGTGTCCATCCCACTTAGCAGCTGCAGCGATATCAGCTCCATGACTTTCTAAATTATCTTCCCAACTTCGTTTACCAAAGTATTTTGCTTTTTTAGCTTTTGGGAAAAGCTTATCCACTTTTTTAGATGTACTATGAAAGTTTGCATCTGTTAGTGCACCTTTTAAGATAAACATGATAGCGTGATGTCCTTCAGGTGAAGATGCTGACGTTCCTTTGAAATACGCATCTAAATCTTTTTTGACTTTTTTATTTAATTTTGGATTCATTATTATGCTCCTGTCTTACTATTTGTAGGTTTTTTACCTTTAGTTCTATTTCCACCTTTTTTAGCATCACCGGCTTGTTTCTGAGCTCTTCGTTTTCTTGCTACAAATGTTTTTCTTCCATCAGGTCCTAACTTAGCTGCTTTTTCTTTTGATAAACAAGCGGCATAAGCTCCACCTTTTTTACCATCACCACATTTACCTAATTTCTGACCATCACTTCCGTATCTGTCCCATCCACCACCACCTGATGAACCTGTCTTACCTTTACCAAACCATTTACGAAGGTCTTCATTCATAAGACCCTCTGTAACGATTCTTTCGTATATATCAGAAATGGTGTACTCCAATGCTAATGCGTGTGGGACACCATCGTTACTATACGATTCGTAAATTTCTCTAACAAGGTTACTCATCTTTGGTTTCCAATTTTGCTATAAAGTTGTTTTTAAAAATTTCAAACTCGTTGTCTATTTTTTCTTCTAACTCTGACCACGACATTCCTTCCCATTCTTCAAGTGAACCATCTTCATTCACAAAACGAGCTCTCATCGCAGATTTCAAAGCTTCTTTTTCAAGTTTAGCTTGTTTTAACCAAGCTTTACCATTCTCTAACATCTTCTGACGTTCATATTCTTCATACTTACCCTCTATTCTAAGTTGATGTTCCATATCGATTACACAATCGAAACATTTACCATGAATGGCTCTCATTTTGAAGTCATTCCTTTTAGGGTTCGTACAAGTACAAACATCTTTGTCACATTTAGGAAATTTAGTTAAGTCGTCTCTTAACTTTGAAAGTTTACCAAGTTTAACTTTGTAACCTTTTTTCTGTTCCCATGTGTTTCCTTCGTCATCTGTCCAAGTTTCTCCAACTGTACGTTTAACGAAAGATTTAGCCTCACCAAAACCAATAGTGGTTTTAGTTTGACTTTTATGTGTTCCAGCAATCATTTCTTTGACTGCTTTTACATTTTTCAATTTTTTAGACATAACTTAGTTTTAGTTCTTTATATAAATATACAAAAATTAAT